GACCATTCGAAACTGTTCCAGAGTTTCAGCCAGGTTGCGTCGCCGGAATACCGTAAGACCGGTTCTACGGGCCTTGGTTTGGCAATTACCAAAGAGATTATCTTGCAGCAAAGCCGCGCGCCGCCCTGGCAGCGCTGATCGCGCCCGCGCCAGCGCGCCAGGCCAGCAAGCGCCTGTACGGCGGCGCGCAGATCGGCCGCCTGACCAATGACTGGATCGCCGCCAGCACCAGCGCCGATTCCGAGCTGTATACCAGCTTGCGCCTGCTGCGCAACCGCTCCCGCCAGCTGGTGCGCGACAACGACTACGCCAAGAACGCCGTCCGCATCATCAAGAACAACGTGGTCGGCAAGGGCATCAGCTTCCAGGGCCAGGTAATGATGCGCCGCGGCGGCCGCCTGGACGAAAAGACCAACGACACCATCGAAAAAGCGTGGAAGCGCTGGTGCCGCAAGGGGTCCTGCTCCACGTCCGGCAAGCTCTCGTTCGCGCAGATCCAGCGCATGGTTATGAGTTCCGTGCCCACCGACGGCGAGGTGCTGCTGCGCAAGGTGCGCCAGAGGTTCGGCAACAGCCGCGTTCCGTTCGCACTGGAGCTGATCGAAGCCGACCAACTGGTCGACAACTGGACCGGCCGCACCGAGAACGGCAACGAGGTGCGCATGGGCGTCGAGGTCGACCAGTGGCAGCGCCCGGTGGCCTACTGGCTCTATCCGCGCCATCCGGGCGATTTCGCGTTCAACAATACGCCGCAGGCGAACCGCTACATCCGCGTGCCGGCCGACGAAGTCATCCACCTGGGCATCGCCGAACGCCCGGGCCAGACCCGCTACGTGCCCTGGTTCCACAGCGCGCTGCTCAAGCTCAACCACATGCGCGGCTACGAGGAGGCCGAGATCGTCGCCGCCCGCGCCGCCGCCTGCTACATGGGCTTTATCCAGTCGCCTGAAGGCCCGGACCTGGAGGGCGGCGCCGCATCCGACGATGGCACCCAGGACGGCGAACGCGTCAGCGATCTGCAGGCCGGCCTGATCAAGGAACTTGCGCCCGGCGAAACCTTCCAGGGCTTCTCGCCCACCCGGCCGAACGCCGCCATGGAGCCGTTCATGCGCTACATGCTGCGCAGCGTGTGCGCCGGCATTGGCGGTAGCTACGAATCCGTGTCGCGCGACTATTCGCAAAGCAACTATTCGAGCTCGCGCCTGGCCAAGCTGGACGATCGCGACAACTGGGACGTGCTGCAGGACTTCGTGATCAGCGACCTGTGCCAGCCCGTCTTCGAAGCCTGGCTCGAAATGGCGGTGCTGGCAGGCGAAGTGCCCGCGCCGTCGTACGAACTGGACCCGGAAATCTACCAGGACGTGCGGTGGATGCCCCGCGGCTGGGACTGGATCGACCCGCTCAAGGAAGTCATGGCCCGCAAGCAGTCCGTGCGCGCCGGGTTCGAAACCGTCGCCGACGTGGTCAGCGCCAAGGGCGGCGACTACGAAGAGGTATTCAAGCAGCGCCGCCGCGAGATCGACCTGGCCGCCGAGTACGACCTGGTGCTGGAGACCGATCCCGCCCAGGTCACCGACAAGGGCGAGGTGCAGCAGCTTTCGCCGATCGCGGAGACCGACACCGGCCTGGACGCCGATGGCGACCCGATCGACGGTGGTGAAGCACCGCAGCAGGACGACGCCGCGCCGGCCGACGGCACCGACGCCAAGCCCGGTGCCAAGTCCGCCCGCATGCGGCAGCGCCTGCGAGCGCAACAGGAAAGCCATCTGCTGCGCGCCCTGGAGATCGACGCGCAAATCGACGCGCTGGAAACCTTGCCTTAACCGTCCACGGTAATTGACCCACGGCCGCCCGTGCCTCGCACCGGCGGCCGTTTCATTTGGAGCGCGCCACATGATTCCTGAAACTTCCGCCCCCGCCAAGCGCATGCCGCTGGCCGACGGCGTGGGCCTGCAACCGCTGGTTCGCTCGTTCTCGCTGCGTGCCGACACCGCCGCCGGCGTGGCGCTCGACCAGGAAGCGCGCACCCTGACGATCACGTTCTCCAGCGAGCAGCCGGTGGACCGCTGGTTCGGCGAGGAGATCCTGGCCCACGATGCCGGCTCCGCGCGTCTGGACCGCCTGAACGACGGCGCGCCGCTGCTGTTCAACCACGATATGGACGACGTGATCGGCGTGGTGGAGCAGGCCTCCATCGGCGGCGACCGCAAGGGCCACGCCGTGGTGCGCTTCGCCAAGACGCCGCGCGGCGACGAAATGATGGGCATGGTGGCCGACGGCATCTTGCGCAACGTCAGCTTCATGTACCGCGTCTACGAGTACAAGGCCACCGTCACCGATCCGGACACGGATGGCGACGACGACACCTATACGGGCACCGACTGGGAGCCCTTCGAAATTTCGCTCGTGACCGTGCCGGCCGACCCCACCGTGGGTGTCGGCCGCGCGGCCGCGGGCGAATGCGTGAGCGTCCGCATCCAACGCTCTCTCAAACCTACGGCGACCGCCGGAACTTCCCAACCAGGAGATCACATGAAACACGTACTGCAGAACGCCACCACCGATACCGGTGGCGCCGGCGGTGGTGGCGGCGGCGCTGCGACCATCGACATCAAGGCCGAACGCCAGGCCGCGGCCGAGGGCGAGCGCCAGCGCATCGCCGGCATCGAGGCGCTGGGCAAAGCCCACAAGCTCAAGGACGAAGTAGTTCGCGGCCTGATCCAGAAGGGCGCCTCGATCGAGGAGGCGCGCGGCGTGGTGCTGGACGAACTGATCCGCGTCGCGCAATCGCCGGTCGCATCGCTCTCCAACGGCAGCGATCCCGATCTGACCGACAAGGAAAAGGCCAACTACTCCATGATCCGGGCGATCAACGCCTGCATCAACAAGGACTGGACCAAGGCCGGCTTCGAGCTGGAATGCTCGAAGGAAGTGGCGCGCCTGGCCAAGCGGGATGACAGCGCGGGCTTTTTCATGCCCATGAACATCCCGTTCTACACCAAGGCCCAGCGCGAGCAGGCCCAGAGCCGGGCGCAATACCAGGTCAGCGGCGCCGCCACCGGCGGCGTGCTGGTGGCCACCCAGCTGCTGGCCGGCTCGTTCATCGAGATCCTGCGCAACCGCGCCAAGGTATTCGCCCTGGGCGCCACCTTCCTGACCGGCCTGCAGGGCAACGTGGACCTGCCGCGCCGCTCCGGCGCCGGCGTCGCCTACTGGGTCGGCGACGCGCAAGCGCCGACCGAAGCCGAGTCCACCTTCGAGAAACTGGGCCTCACGCCCAAGACCATCGGGGCATACTCGATCATCACCCGCAACATGCTGATGCAGGCCACCCCGGACATCGAGGCCCTGGCCCGCGCCGACATGATGGCCATCATCGCCCTTGGCCTGGACGCCGGCGCACTGTATGGCACCGGCGCCGGCGGCCAGCCGATGGGCATCACCAACACCTCCGGCATCGGCGCGGTGGTCGGCGGCACCAACGGCGCCGCGGTGACGATCGACAACCTGATCGACCTGGAAACCCAGGTCACCGCCGGTAACGCGCCGGAAGACACCCTGGCCTACCTGGCCAACGCCAAGACCGTCGGCAGCCTGAAGAAGCTCAAGGCCTCCACCGGCCAATACCTGTGGACCCAGTCCACCTTCGGCGAACGCAGCGGCACCCCGGGCGAGATCAACGGCTACCCGGTGAGCCGCTCCAACCAGTGCCGCTCCAACCTGGTCAAGGGCAGCTCCGGCGCCGTGTGCTCGGAGATCTTCTACGGCGCCTGGTCCGAGCTGATCATCGGCGAGTGGGGCGTGCTCGAAGTGGTGCCCAACCCGTACGGCGCGGCCTACAAGTCCGGCGGCGTGGAACTGCGCGCCCTGCAGACCGTGGACATCGGTACCCGCCACCCGGTGTCGTTCTCGGTGATGAGCGACGCGCTGACGCCGTAATCCGGTAGCCGTGCGCCCCGCGGCGCCCGTCCACGGGCGGGCGCCGCTTTTCCCCTTCTTCTTTCGCAAAGGACTCCACATGTTCTACGACATCGGGTCGCTGACCCTGCTCAATCTCTCGCCTACCCAGGCGCTCACCGCCACCGCCAACGGCGCCGGCGTCGACATGAAGGACTTCGTCGGCACCGTCGCCGTTATCCTGGACTCGGCCGCCGGCACCGGCACCACCCCGGCCAATACCACCAAGATCCAGGACTCGGACGACAACTCCACCTTCGCCGACGTCGCCGGCGCCGCCTTCGCGCAGGTCACCAACGCCGGCGTCTCGCAGCAGCGCATCGGCTTGAACGTGGACTCCGTGCGCCGCTACATCCGCACGGTGGACACCATCAGCGGCACCACGCCGAGCTTCACCCGCTCGGTCAACGTGCTGGGCCGCAAGCAGGTCTTCCCGTAATCGGTTAGCGGGCCGGGGCAGGGCGGCATGTGATCCATGCCGCCCTTTTTTTCGAATTCTCTCCACGGAGCACCATCCATGGGCACCAAACTCTATTCCATCCGCCAGGGCTTTTCGCTGCGCACGCCGGAAGGCGAAGTCTTCCTCGGCGGCGGCGTCGTCGAGCTGGGCGACGAAGACGCCGCTCTCCACGCGCACAAGATAGAAGAGCTCACCGGCGACAAGCAGAAAGAATTCTTCGACGCCCGCGAGGAGGCCGCCTCGCAGGCCGTCTTCGCCGATCTGGAAGCCGACGAAAAGCGCAAGGCCGGCCTCGAGGCCGACGCCGCCGCGCTGCAGACACAAGCCGCCGCCGCTGCCGCGGCCGCCAAGCAGATCTAAACCGTGGCGCTGACGGAGAACCTGGACGTCTTCCTGCGTGATTTCGGCGTGGCGTGTTCCAAGGGGGCCGGCACCTTCACGGGCATCCTCGACACGCCCGACGAGACCATGAACATGGGCGGCGTCAATGTGCTCTCCACGATGTACCAGCTCACCGTCAAGACCAGCGTCTCCCAGGCCAACAGCCTGACATCCGGCGACAGCATCACCGTGGCTGGCAACCCCTACGTGATCCGCGACGTGATGTTCGAAGAAGACGGCGCCTTCACCAAGCTCACCCTGTCGAAATAGGAGGCCGCATGGCCCGCACGTACACGATCCGCCCCGGCTTCAGCTTCCGCCTATCCGACACCGACATCAGGGCCGGAGGCGACACCATCGAGCTGGAAGACGACGTCGCCGCGCTCCACCGCGAGAAGCTCGATGCCGAACCGGCCGCCGCGCCGGCACCCGCCGCGCCGGTCATTGCCGACTACGCGCCGGAGTAATCGCCTGTGTCTTCGATTCGCGAGCAGATCCTCGCGCGCATGGCTGTCGCGCTCACGGGTACCACCAGCGCCGGCGCCAATGTGTTCCGTTCGCGCGAGGTCTCCATCACCCGGGCCGTCACGCCGGCCATCGTGATCATGCCCGAGGCCGAGCAGGACAACATCCTCGGCACCGAGGTCGACGAACACCGCTTCGATCTGAACATCGAAATCTTCACCCGCGGCGACCCCTGGGACAACCTGGCCGACCCCGTCGCCGTCCAGGCCCACCAGATCCTCATGACGGATGC